TTTTATAAAGAGGTAATAGGAATGGACTATGATACTCCGTATAAGGATGGTACAGAAATGTACTATGATCATATATCACAGTTGGTTTTCATCTCGAGGCAATTTAGGCGTGAGGCAGGTATAACCTTTGCTGCCCTTAAGAAATCTTCTATAGAATCATTATTACACTGGTCAAGAGTCAACAGTGTAAAGCAGTATGAAGATAACATTAGAGATTGCCTGTATGAAGCAAGTGCCTGGGGTAAAGAGTATTATGAGTTTGTAGTTAGTATTATACGAATGGTAATTGAATGGTGTAAGAAACGTGGATTACAACTTACTGTGCCAATTTCACCATGGCAAATAGCCCTAACTGATACCATTTCTCGCATAACAATAACCAGTTTGCCGTTTTATCCTGAAACGGCAAAAGGAAAGAACGAAAGTGAAAATATAGATACTTGCGAGAATTTAGAAAATAATCGACAGCATCCAGATTGCGGATTATTATTCGATAGCGAACAAAGCGAATTAATAGAAAAAGATATTATAGAGAATTTGTTATTATACAGAAAACAGAATAAAGCCCAAAGCTGCGGCATGGCAGTTTTAGAACTGCTTCAGCGTGTTTACGCGGCAATAAAAGACCAAAATTACACAGAGTGTAAAGAAATAACTGGTGTTGCTTCTTTTCCAGCCTATATAACAACATTAGGTGATGCTACTGTGAACTTATGTTTCACAGGCCATTCTTATAAGCAATTTGCTTACGTTCAATCGGACCTTCAAAAGTACGTAGTCCCAAAAGTACAAGACTACGTTAAATATAAACGAGTAACACTATGCCAAAGATCTTTAGATAATGGGAAGAGTATTCTCCCAGTTTGGCAATGCCAGTTCACCCCAATAGAAGCCCCTTGTGAAGCATCCACAAGTGATGGCACGAAACCAAAACCAGAAGATTCTGGAATTTTATCATATTTCTCAAAATTGAGAATAGGTCAAGCCACCGGAACCCAAACTAGAGCAAACGTACAAGATGGGCTTGACAAGAGTGCAGATGGTAGTATGCCAATTGATATACAAGCTACCCGTGGAGTCCCAAAAAGTCAAATACAAACAGCCATATGGGACAGAGATTTAAAAGAAATTGCATTAGATTATATGGAGACCCCTGATTCACCGATTTCTATTCCAGTT